ATGGCCAAATATGCCTCGACCGCCGGCCAGGGCGAGCTCTACGCCGTGCTCAGTCCGGACGCGATCGACAAAGCGAGCGGCAAGGCGCCCAACGGCTTCGGCGCCGCGCAGCTCGCCGCCGATCTCGACAGCATAAAATAAGGAGCGACAAGCCGTGCCCGAGACGCTGGTCTACGTCGGCATTGCCGTCGGCTTCGTCCAGACGCTCGCCATCCTTGGTGGCGGCATACTCGTCTCCTTTCGCCTCGGCCGCGGCACACAACGGGTCGAATCGGCGATCCTTTTGCAGAAGGAGCTTTTTAAGCAGGCACAATTATCGATCGTCGAACTGAAGAACGAGGTCACGGCGCTCAAAGCGCTGATGACCGAGGTGGCGTTGCAAAAGGTGGCGATCGAGCAGCTGCGGCAATGGTACGACGAGCTGCGGCACGGCGAGGGATATATCCACCCGCTCCGGAGCCGTCCGGTCAAGACGACCGGCTAGACTGCATTCCTTAATTGAATTCGGCGGCCGCTGGCCGCCGTCCGAGATCCGCCGGGCCCACCGGCGGCTGTCTGAGCGAGAGAACCCTCCGGCTCCGGCCGGAGGGTTCTTTTTGCGTTTCAGGCCGAGAAAAGCTCTGCGGTGACCGCGCCGTAATACTTGCCGGTCCACTGCTCGGCGTTGACGACGATGCCGCGCTTGAGCAGATCCTTGCGCTCGCGCTCGGGTATGGCGAGGAACACCTCGACCACGATCTCCGGCGCGGTGCCGGTGCAGTGCTTGTCCTTCGGTGCCGAAACCTTGACGATGCCGAGCTTCGGGATGACGATCTTGGCGTTCTCGCCGGCTTCGGCCGCGGCGGCGATCAGGATCGACTTGATCTCCTTGATGCGGGCGAAATCGGCCTCGTGCCTCTTGTGGAGCTTCAATAGCTCCTCGCAAAGCGCCTCGGTGTCGGGTTTTTTGGTCATGGCGATCTCCGTCGGGGAGAATCGCAGGGCGCGGTTAATGGATTCCTGACGGCCGCCGGCTCAGTGAAACGCCGACTTCGGATTGTCGTCGTCCTGGTCATTTTCCCAGGCGTTTAGCACTTGGTCGGCGTCGCGCGCCGGCAGAAATTCGAGGATAGCATCGGTTGCTAACCCATCCCCGTCCCACATGAGATCGTAGGCGCGCTGCTTCATCGCCTGTCTGAGGCGATCGACGGCATCCGACACCGGCAGCATCGTGAACAGCGTCCGCTGCCGTTCGATGCGCTTTTCCTCCTCCAGGCTGGCAGTGCGTCCGTCCGCTTGTCGCGCCTCGAGCTCCTCGGCGGCTTTGCGAATAACCTCGATCAGCTTTTCGGGCACGCCGGTATCGACCATGCGCATCGCGAGCACGCGCAGCAGGTGAATTCGGCTGCGGTTCACGTTTCAACTCTCGGGATCTCAGGAGTCGAATCCTGGGTTCTGCAGCGGCTTTTGCCCGCACCGGAGTCGAATCGCGCGTTGAAATCGTTGCTAAACCTACGGCCTGTCACGCCGAAGGTCGCGGGTTCGAGTCCCGTCGCTCCCGCCAGCAATCTCAATAACTTAGACGGCATGTGATTCAAGCGGTACCCCCTCCCGTGATTCGACTCCAAGCCCATTATTCGTTCCGGATTCGGGCCCGTCGTGCACCACCGCGCCGGCGGCCGCACAACGCATGATCGTGAGCTGGAGGGCCCGGTTCGCGACGAACCATTCGCCCCGCGTCCTATAGCTGGCAAACCGCCGGTGCAATTTTTTCTCGTCGGCGCGCGTTCCGGGTACGACGAGCACCTCGCGGACGCGATCAGCCGCTCCAAGGGCAACGTCAGCAACCCGGGACATAGGCGTCCGCGACACGCCAATCTTGATGCGATCACCAGCAATGAGAAAATATACATAGTGAACATCGGCCTCGGGCGCCTGCAAGGATGGGGCGCGCACGCCGAGGCGCGCAGGACTTTCTTTGCGCGCGGTCTGCCATCTCGCATTGAGTTCGCGCGCAGCCGCCTGTGCCGCAGGCCCGGCAATGCCGAGGGCCTGCATTTCGAAGCCGAGCGAACGCATGCGCTTGTTCGGACACCAATAGGCATGGTCCTTTTTGCCGAGGACGCGGTAATAGGGGATGCGCTCAGTCATTTTCGATCATTCCCGCTCTCGCGCAAGCGGCGCCGGCCGCGCACGCGGGCTTCGTCGGTGAGCCGCACCACCGTCGCGTTCGGCGGCAAATAGGTGTTCCGCAGCGCGCGGTTCCTATCGATGGTGTTGCCCATTTTCTTGGCGAGCCCGCGCTCGTCGGCCTCGCCGGCCTCGGCCTCGACGGAACCGGAGCGGCGGAAATCCATCAGCTGGCGCGTGTCGCCCGGAAACTCCGCTTCGCGCACGGCACGGAAATCGTCGCCGAGCGTGTCAGCGGTGTAAGGGACCGGCGGCCGCGGCCGCCCTGGGCCCGCGGCGTGGCCGCGGGTGCGGAAAATCGGCGCATCCGGATGCAGTGTCGGCAGCGTGGCGAGATAGCCCTCCAGCAGCCGCGCCGTGCGCTTGGAGAGCGTGGCGATCGCCGGGGCACCGGTCTTAGTGCGATCGAGCGTAAACAGCGGCCCACGCGCGTCGCGCCGCAATTGCGCCGGCGTCAGCGTGCGCACGTCGACCGGCGACAGCATCGAGTCCCAGGCGACCGCGAGCGCGGCGGCGAGGCCGCGAAAGCGCATGCGCCAGGCGCGCTTGACCAGGCGCACGGCCTCACCCTCGAACCAGATGGCATTGCGTGGCTTCGGCGTCTTGCGACGGATGCCGAGCGATGGATCTTGGTCGCGCTCGCAATACTTTCCGCCGCGCCCTGTCTTCAGCGTGCCGGCGATGCGCCATAGCGCGCGCCAGATCTTCATAGCGCGGTGTGCCTCGCGAATGCCGACGGCGGCGAGCAGCGCCGCATACCAAGAGTCGAGATCCTCGAGCGAGACGGTTTTCGGATCGACGTCGCCGAAGATCGGGTCGATGTGCTTGAAGCCGCGCAGCCAGTCCTCGCGGGTGCGAGGCTTTTTCTCCAGCCAGGTCTTTGTGCCGCGGAAGCGGGCGAACGCCTCGCCGAGGCTGCCCGCCGGGAATATCCTCTCCATTTTTGCCGGTACTTCCGGCGTCTCGCCCTTTGCGAGCTTCGCCCGGGCAATATCCCATCGCTCGTTCCATTGATGAGCGATCGCCCAGGCGTATGGGCCGTCTTCGCCGCAGTCGACCATCTTGAAGCCGAGCTTGGCCATCAGCGTCGGCTTGCCGCCGCGGGCGAGGCAAGGCGCCCAATAACCCCACTTGCGGGCTCCCGGCCGCTGCCGCGTGACGTAGTACCGGATTTTCACGTCACCCACCGCGAATCCTCGCCAGCCGGCCGGGCACGACGTCTCTAGCGTCGCGCGCAGTCGGGCCGACGAGCAAGCGATCGGAAGGGAAAAGCTGTGGATGACGCGAGCGGCGCCAGGCCTTGATCGCGTCGAGATCGAAATTGCCGGTGGTCTCGTCGGGCGCCGGGAAGCCGCGGCCGAGCAGGGCAGGGAGCTTCTGCTCGAACTCCGCCAGCGAGGCGCAGCCCATATGGTAGGCGGCCATGATCGGCGGCACGTCGCCGGCCTCGCGCCTATGCCGCATCGCCACGGGCAGCCTCCCCGGGTATCGAATAGGGCCAGGTCCAGAAGCCCTGCGCGCCGCGCGCCGGAATCGGCGTGTCGAACGCGCGCACGTCGGAAAGCGGCCAGGCAAAATTGAAGGCGCCGCGATCGCTGTCAGCGACATTGGCACCGAAAATGATGCCGGCATTGCGCGGCCGGCCGATGATCGCGGTGCCGAGGCCGGCGGAAAGCGGAAGCAGGCGGCATTTATAGGCGTCGCGTACTCGCTCGAGCAGCTGCCGTGCCTTGTCGACCACGAGGCCGGTCATATTGTCGTCGCCGCCGAGCCGTCGCAACAGATCCTCGACCTCGATCAGTTTCACCGGCCGCGCGCCGGCGTGGATGACAACGCGCACACCGACCAGTTCGGGCTCGCGGATGCGAAAATCCCAGCCGCGGAACTCGTAGGGCTTGGCGCCGACAATGATCAGTGATGCCCATGGCTGCCAAATTGTGAGCGCCTTCATGCGCCGAACAAACTTCGCTGCCGCAATCTCGGCGTCGGTGAGCGGCCGCGCGGTCATGGCTTGACCTTGGCGATGGTGGCATCAGCATCGTTAGCGATTTCCTCCGCAAGATCGGGCGAGGCATTGCCATACTGATAGCTTCGCAATGCGTGGGAGGCAGCCCGGAGCGATTTAATAATCGCCGCCATCGGATGCTCCGGACATTGTGCGATGTGTGCTTTCAAAGCGTCCGCCATTTAGACACACAGCCCTACCGTTTGTGGTTAGCCTGTCGCATCCTGATTACGTCCTCAATGCACGCCTGTCTTGTTGGCTCCCAATCGCCCCCGCAACGTGGCTTGCGGCCTTCTACGCGGCGGCGTTCGTCCTCTTTGTCACTCTCTGGCGGAAAGGCCCAAGAGAAACGACGTGTGGCTTCTTGTTCGACCGTCTCGACTTCCGTCAACATCTAGTGGGTCTCAGCGTTTGTGTGTGACAACGGGGCGAGTGTGGCCGCAATTTTGTGGCGAAGGGTCATGCCGCCTCGCTTCCCGGCTCGGCGGCCGTCTTCGTCCTTTTGGCTACCACAAAGGCGCGGACGTCCGTCTCATTCGCCTGCAGCCATCGCAGCGACGTCAACACCGCCTGCATGCGCGCCATGTGATAGTCGGCAACCGACTGGCGCATGGCGCCGCTGCGGACCTGGCCCGGATAGACGCGCCGGCGCAGCTCGAGCTCGCGGTCGACTTCCTCGATCTGCTGGGCGAGCGAGAAAGTCTTCATGGCCGCCGCCGAGGCCTTCATGCCGCGCTCCGCGACAACAGGGGCAACGCCTTCTCAGCGCGCGCCTCATGGCGCGCGAGCGTCATCAATCGGCCGCGGATGCTCTTTGGCTGGCGCCCGATCGCCCGGCCGATCTGCGAATGCGTCTTGCCGGCGAGACTGAGCGCGAGCAGCTCTTGATCGTCGATCGCCGTGAAGCGCCGCACGGGCTTGCCGCTCCGCATATATCTGAGCGGTCCCTTGATCGTCTTGTTGATTGGCTTGGCGTTGGGAGGGTCGGCGCCCATCGCGAGACAATGCCACGCGACGGCGCCAGGCGAGCAGCATAGTACCTTCGCGATGCGATCGTGCGACCAGCCGTGCTCGCGGCGCTCGGCCGCATACTCCTTTTCGGCGGCGGTGAGGTTGGGGCGCCTGGTCATGCCGCGCTCCGTTGCGCGGCCTTGGTGGCGACGAGCTGCTCGGTGGCGACGATGACGTCGGTGACGGTGGTCCAGATGTCGGCGGCGCCGAGGTCGAAGTGGATGCCGTAATCGCGCTCGAGGCGATCGGCGATCTCGTAGAGCCCGTGCCAGCCGATATCATGGTCGCCGAGCCGCAGCGCGGTTTCCGGCCGCACGAACTCGGGCGGCGCGTCAATCGCTTCGGCGATGATGGTGCGAACTCGGGCTTCGATGGAATGAGCCATGGCGTTCCTCGTGGTGTTTGCTCGGACGCGGGACGCCACAGCACAAAAAATTTCAATCGACCAGGTGGCCGGGAAGATCCGGTAGCGGCAGGCTCCGACCGCGCAGCGCGTGCGTGCTGTCGGGAAAAAATTCGAGCATGCCGGCGATCAGCGTGTAGTGGCATATGCCGCCGCCGAAACCCTTGAAGCGCGCGTTCGCCTGGTCGCCCCAGGCGACGGTGCGGTAGCCGATGAACGTCGGCGCGGCGACGTTGTCGTCCCATTTCCAGGCGGCGAAGACGTGCATCACATGGCATGCCGGACACCAATGGCCGATGCCGCCGTGCGGATAACCCTCACGGTCGCCGACGCGGCGCAGCTTCGTCCCGATCTGACCGCCCGATGCGACGCGGGTTGCGACCGTCGCCATCACGCCGCTTCCTTCCGCTGAAAATATTGGATCACGATAAACAGACGTTCCAGCAGTGGACGCTTGGCGGCTTCGCCGGCGTCAATGTCGCGCGCCCAGGCCAACGCCAAGTCACTTTGCGACCGAAACGACAGATAGCGCATGCGATTAAAGCCGATGGTCTTCATGCTGCTTCCTCTGCGTCGCCGAGATCGAGATCGCCGATGCCCATCGTGGCAAGCTCGCGCATATCCCAACCGATGCGATCGGCGCAGGCGCTGCAGACGCCGGTCGGAAGCTGCTCAACGGAGAGCTGCCCGAGCTGCGGCCGCCAATAGCTTCCGTCGCAGTGAGGCGCGGGCCCAGCGACGTCGATGGTAAAATCGAGTAGCACCCAGGCGCAGGCATTGCCGCGCGCATCGACGCAGGCGGGGTTGTCGTCGCAGCCGCAGCCGCGGCACATGCGCAATCCGTTGGGGCGGCCGCCGAAGATGATAGTCATCGCTAGTTCTCCAGCCGCATCATGAAATGTGCGAAGACGATGGCGCCGACGAAAATCAGGATGCAGACGACGATCCACACGACGTCGGCGCGGGTGATTTCCGGTCTTCTCACGGCCGCGCTCCCAGGCTGATGGAGCGGGGAGGCGGACTTGCACTGCCGACCTCCGCGGGAGGACGAAGACCCGCGGCGCTCTGCTGCTGAGCTACCCCCGCATGTTTGGTCACGGCTGTGACCCGAGCAGCGCCGCGATGGCGGTGATCATCAGGCCGGCGAACAGCAGCGTCTTAAACGCCGAGCCGTGCGCCGCCGCCGTGATGAGCACGACGTCGAACGCCACCGTGATGAGCACGCCGCCCATCTAAGGCGCCCTTCTGCGTGCCGCCGGCGCCAAGGCGTGCGCCGTGGTTTCAGCAACGGCGACGATCGCGCCGCGCGTCGTGCGATCGGCGATGGCGTTGAAGGCGATCGCGAGCCGAAGCCCGTCGCGCGTGCAACCGAGCAGCTGACAGGGATCGGGCGACGCGCCAAAATTGGCGGCGCGCCCGGCCGGCGTGCCGGCAAAAAACCACGCCACCGGACGATCTAGCGTCGCTGCGATGCGGGCGAGCTGCGAACAGCCGATGCGGTTGGTGCCCTTCTCGTACTTCTGCACCTGCTGGAAACTGACGCCGAGCGCGGCGCCGAGGTCGGTCTGGCTGATCTCGCGCATCAGCCGCGCTTGGTGAACGCGCAGGCCGACGTCGCGATCGACGGCACCCGGTGATCTGTCGCTCATGATGCTACTCCCTCGTTGGACTTTGCTGAAAAACCGCGCTCGATGACCTCACGCGCCGCGGCGGCGAAGCTGATCTGCCGTGCGGTGGCGTAATGGCGCCATGACGAGGCGGCACGGCAATCCCAAAGCTCTTTAGCGGACTCACGGTTCACGGCTCCATTTCGGCAGAAATGCCGGCAGATCAAACGACCGCTGCAAAAATTCGGGAATGTCGAGCAAATCGTCGCCGGGTTCGAACTCGTCTGGATCGAGGATGGCTCCGCATTCCTCGCACGGTGGTTCGTTTGGCGGTTCGTCCATAAAATCGACGACGAGGCCGCAATGCGGGCAGTGGAATGTGTGCCAGATCATCACTGGCGCTCCGCAATGGCCGTGAGTGCGATGGCGCGCATGCGCACCAGGTCGCTGCGCGCGGCGTAGAGCCGCTCGCAGATCAGCAGCGGATTGCTGCCGAGCCGATGCCAGAAGGCGAGTTCGCCGATGCGGTGCTGCGAATCGCGGTCCTCGCGATGGCAGCAGGCGCACAGCGGCGCGGCCCAACGATCATCTGGTTTTCTCCCTATGCCACTGTGCTTGCCGTGGGCGCCGGATTGCATGCGCACGTGAGCAGCTTCGCCGCATGGATCCATGCCGCACTTGAGGCAGGGCAATTGGCGGATTATCGCCAGATAGGCCGGATCGCTCGCCTCACGCGGCAATGGCTGCGGCGCGACGCCGTCGATGCGTTTGAGCAGCTCACCGGGCTTCGCCAATGGGGCAACGCGCTGCGGCTGTGGCATCGGCTTGAGCTTCCAGCGATAACGCTGGCGATCGATCTTCTCAGAGGCGATTTTGCCGTAGGCCGCCAGCTTCGATAGCGTTCCCGAGGCGTTGTAGGACGTCATATTGAGGCGCGCGGCGACCTCGGCGCTGGTGAGGCCATCGGGCTCAGCGGCGGCGAGCGTGGCGACGATTTGGTCGATGCGCTCACTCATGGCCGCGCTCCATCAGAAAAGGCGCGCGAGCCGGCTGGCCGAAGCCAGCCGACTCGCGCTTCCATCGCCCGAGCTCTGGAAAGCTGACGATGGAGAGGGATTTGCGATGTGGTTTTACGAAACCTCGTACGGGACGTTTTCGATCCGGCGGCGCGAGGACGGCCGCTATGTCTGCTTTTTCGAAGACGAGGCCCTGGAGTCGCATGAAAGTCCTCAAGCGTGCGCCTATGCGTTGGGGTCCGGCACCTGCACCTGGCCGTCAGTCGGCGATCCGTCATTGCTCGGCGTGCCCGAAGAGCTTTCCGCTTGGCGCCGGGCGCGGTCGTAGGCTTCGAGTGCCTGGCCGAGGCACCGCGTCATGGTGCGGATTTCCCCGACCGGCAGGCGGAACGTGAAGATCCAGCCGTCGGGGTCCTCGAACGACAGCATCATGGTGCCGTCGGGATTGGTGCGGCCGGCCGGCAGCATGCGCGTGAGCACCGGCCTGGCGCCGGCGTACGATGGCTCGGCGCGCTTGCGCGGCAGTTCGGCTTCGCGATCGCGCGGCAATTCGGCCAGCACATTGCGGCGCGCCTGATCGGCCAGAGCGTCGATCCGCGCCTGATCACTCTCGGCTTGCCCGCTCGACGCCACCGCGCTCTCCCATGCGCCCGGGGAATCGGGCGATGGGGGCTACTGTAGCGATTAGCGCTACGGCGTCAAGTGTGACGTAGTGAATTTCGCTACACGCTACTTAATGGCGCCATTGAGCGTGTACCAGCATTCCGTTTCGCCAGGGATGCGAACGCAATGGTGGCCGAAAAAATGACTTTCTTGGATGACCACGCGTTGGCCGGCCTCCAGCCATCGGCAATTGCCAGACGCCAGGGCCAGAAAAAACAATTTATTTGCGGCTTCGAAATCCTTCTGGGCCATGAAAGTTGTAATCTTGTCAAAGAGTTCAGCATCGTGGCAGCCGGGCACACGGCCAATTATTTCAAAGGTGACCGGTTGCGATTGTGCTGGCCAGCTGACGGCAAAGCCGCAACCCGCCAGGCAGCATACGGTGGCAACGGTTTTCCACATCTCTCTCCTCCTACAAATCGAGCACGCTGCGGCGAACCCGGCCAATCACCTCAGCATCCTTGCTGCGATTGAGAAAGATTGGCTCGTGCATCGGGTTGGTCGAACACGGCGCGAGATAAGGCGGCGATGCATGCCAGCGTTTGTAAGTCGTCTCGCCGCGGACCGCAAACACATAGAAGCGATCGGGATGCAGCTCCCGATCGTGTCGGTTCACAATGATGACCGACTGATCCGGAGAAACCCGGTTCATTGAATCGCCTTCCACGCGCAGCGCGAAGAAATTGCCTCTTCCGAGGTCGGCGAATGCGAGCAGTGGCACATCCTCGACGGGCACTTGGGTGCTGGCATCGGCGAGGGAGCCCGCGCTCACCCAGGATATGAGAGGTACCAGGGTGATTCGCTCTGACGATCGAGTCGGCGCCGGAAAGCCGGTAATCTCTTCCACCGCGAGCATCTCCAGCCCGCTCAGTTCCCGCTTTCCTTTGATCACCTTATTGATGATGGAGCGGTCTTCGTCGACGCGGCGCAGTTTCCTATGCACACGCCGGGAAAGCTCGGATTGGCCCATATTTCCGGCATGAGCGAGCGCCTGTGTCACCCACCGGGAAAGTGCATTTGCGGACATCATAGCAAGCGTAGCGTTAAGCGCTACGTCCGTCTGTGGCGTAAATCGCAACGGGAGGGCTTGCCTTGGTAGCGAAAATCGCTACAGTGCCGGCCCGCATGGAACCAGCACAGAGGATCATCAAGAAGCTCGGCGGTCCTTCGGCGGTCGCCGCGTTGCTCAACCTTCACCGGACGCGCGTCTCCAGCTGGCAGCGGTCGCGCGCGTCGGGAGGAACAGGGGGCGAAATTCCGCAGCGGCATATTCGGCCGCTGCTTGAGCACGCCAAGGAGCGCGGCATTGCGCTGCGTCTCGCCGATTTTTTTGCCAAGCCCGGGAGCGCATCAGCGCATGGGAAGGCCGCGAAGTCGCGCGCCGCGTAGGTCTTTTCTGTTCGGTTTGCGTAGCCCTCCGGGGCCTTCGAGTTTCGCCGCGCCGGCATCGTGCGCGGCGCCGGCGGGAGAGTCGAATCCGGTCCGCGGCTTAGCCTGTGGACGAATGTGGAGAAGTCGATGGACGGAACGGCGTTGGCGATCTCAGTCCGGCTTTGCGACGGCGCGGAGGGTGGCCTGATTGGCAAACGCGACGCGTGCCTTGGCGTCGACGTGCAGATGGCGAGCGGCGCAGAAGACGAGGAACTCCTCCGGATCGATTACGGCGCGAACGACGACCTGTCCGCTGCGCTTGATGTCGCGCTCGAGGCGCTCGGCCTTTTCGCGCCAAATCTCATAGGTGGGCGGGAGCAGGTGGGCATCCTCCATGATCGCGAGAATGCGCGAGTAATCCTGCGGGCGATACCAAGGAATGCCGGTCGCTTGCAGCCGGGCCATGTGCCGGCTTAGCCGGATACGTCCCGAGTCGTGAAGTGCGGTTGTGGATAAGTGGCGTTCCGCGCGTGATTTTTCAGCTTCGCAACGGGCAACGCCATGGGGCAGTATTTCGGGCTTGGGCATCTATCAGACCGCGAGCCCCTCGCGCGCGCGCGCGAGGATGATCGGGGATTCTGCTGGCGCGACGTGCCATATGCGATCGCGATAGCGCTCGTCGCAACCGCGCTGGCGCTGGCCATCGTCTTCGCGCTCGCCACCGTCACCTTCGGGCCGCCGCCGACGGTGCAGAGCCTGCTCGCCGCGATCGAGGGGCTGTTCTGATGGATGCCCCTACCTTCGCCAAAGATCACCTGAAAGCCTTCGTCGAGCGCATCGAGCGCATGCAGGAGGAGAAGAAGGCGATCGGTGACGACATTGCCGACATCTACCGCGAGGCCAAGGGCAACGGCTTCAACGCCAAGGCGCTGCGGACGGTGGTGCGGCTGCGCGGCCAGGACATCAATGAGCGTAGGGAAGAGGAAGCCGTCCTCGAAACCTACATGCACGCCTTGGGGATGCTCGAATGAGCGGCCCGAACGCCCGCTACGCGCTGCCCGCCGACGAACGGCCGCCGGATTTGTCGGCGCCACTCGCGCAGAGCGAGACGGGCGAACCTTCACAACCGGGGGGGGCAGACTTGGTTGATGCGGCGGCGACCAGCGCGCCCGATTGGGCGGTCGGACTTACGCTGCCGCTCGAGACGATCAGGGCGCAACGGGCCGAAGCGATCCGCGCGCTCAATGACATCCTCGACCAGTCGGGCTTGGCGGAGCACGACCAGGATGCCGCGCTGATCGAGCACAAGCTGGCGATCTTGAATTTGGCGCTGCAGCGCACACAGGCACTCGCCGGCCGCGCCATCAAGCTCGTCGCGGCGTTGACGGCGCTGCAGCAGCGCAAGCGCAGAGAGGTGGCATGAGCACCGCCGCCGCGCGATCGCGCGAGGAGCGCCGGCGGCTGCGCGGCGCGATGATGCGCCGCCTCGTGCTGACGCCGGTCAGGCGCTGGACGGCGAACCGCAAACTGCATCTATGCATGGCAATCCGCGGCGGCGTGATCACGCAAGCCGAAGCGATCGCCGCGCACAAGCTGTCGGTCGACGAGCTCGCCCTTTGGCTCAACGCCGTTGCGCGGCGCGATTTCGAGGCGCTGCGCGCGCGCCAGCGGAGGGCGGCGTGAGCAACTGGCCGTTCGGCGCGTTGAAGGAGTTTTCCTACACGCTGATCATGGCCGACCCGCCGTGGCCCTACGAGCTGCGCTCGGAAAAGGGCGAGAGCAAGAGCTACGCCAAACACTACGGTGCAATGTCGCTGCGCGACATCGCCGCGCTGCCGGTCGGCCACCTCGTCCGCGGCGACTGTCTGCTATGGCTGTGGGCGATCTCGCCGATGGTGCCCCACGCGATTTGGGTCATGAGCGAGTGGGGCTTCACCTGGACCGGCTTGATGCAGTGGCGGAAGGTGACGCGGCGCGGCAGGCCGCGCATGGGCACCGGCTATCGCATCCGCTCAATGAGCGAGCCCGTGTTGCTCGGCAGCATCGGGAGTCCCAAACATAAGGCGTTCCTGTCGAGTTTCGATGGGATAGCACGCGAGCACTCGCGCAAGCCAGATGAGGCTTTCGAATTGTGCGAGCGATGCATGCCGGACGCCTTCCGTGTCGAGCTGTTCTCGAGGCAATCACGGCCGGGCTGGGACACCTGGGGACTCGAAGCCGGCAAGTTCGATCCGGTGGTCACGCTGAATGCGCCGGTGCGAGACGCCGCATGAGCGCGCCGCGCCGCACCGATTTTTGTTCGTCGCGTTTTCTTGTTGCGTTGGGGAATGAGCCTCTGTGGCGTGCGCCGAGGGCGCTGTTGCGTTTCGCCGTTGCGTCAGTCCGCCCACCGGCAGGGCTAAGACCGTGGCCGGTCGGAGTGCCTCCATGAACATCAACCGCACCATGCAGCGGCTCGCCGACGTGGCGGCCGCGGCGGAAAAGAAACTGCGGATGCGGCGGTTCAGCTGGCGGCGGAAGTTCAACGCCGGCCCGTACATGCACGCCGACGACAAGCGGCTCCGCCTGGTGGCGCGCCGCGTCGGTGCAATGCTGCCGGTGGTCGAGGCCTTCATCGACCGCCTCGATGATTTTGCCAATCAGAATACGCCGCGCGGCTCGGTCGAGGGCTTCTCGATCGAGGCGCTCGCTGCGCACTGGAGCCTGGCCAACGAGGACGTCCTGGCGCGCATCTACGCCGAGCTGGAAACGCCGGAAATCGGCTGGATCGACCAGGATTTCATCGTCGATTTCTGGGCCCGCAACCCCGACACCGAGGATGCCACGTCGGCGCAACGGCAGGCGCGATCGCGCGCTTTCAAGAAGGCGCTAACCGAGATCGCGCGGCAAGCTCGGCTCGGCTTCATCGACGAGGTCGAGCGCCGTTTGCGGGAGACAAAACTTTACGCGCTGAAGGAGCGCGCGCGCTGGGGGCTCGACGATTGGCGCGCTGAGCTGCGTGATATTCTGCAGTTATCCACCGAGGAGGTGCTGTCGCGTTGTGACACCGTGACAGTCACGACCAGATCAGATCAGACAGTTTCTAAGACCGGCAATTCTGTGGACAACGTTGCCGCCGCCGCGAGCAGCGAGTCGCCAGGGCTGTCCGAAGGACAGGCCGGCGCAGTCGCGATCGATCCACAGATCAAAGCCGAGTTTTGGCTTTGCACACAAGGCAAGCGCATCGTCATCGAGCGGCTCGATGTCAACGCGACGCTGGCGGATACGCGACTCGAGAGGTGGCTGCGGGACGTTTCCGGCGACCATGCGGCACTCGCCGAGATCATCGCGGCGGCCGACAAGGCCGATTATGTGGCCGCGCGCTTCCACAATCTCATCGTCGACCAGATCCGCCGCCACATCAGCCGCGTGGCCGGCCTACAGCTGCCGCTGATGCCGCCGAATCCGTCGAAGGTGCGTGCGGACCAGGCGGCCGAACAGCCCACGGGCGAGCTCGCCGTCGCGCTGACGCGGCTAGAAGACGGCCGCAAGCGAAGAGGAGGCCATGGCTGAGTTTTCCCGGGCGACGCGGCAGGCGAAGCCGTCCTCGCAGCTGACGCTGCGCGAACGCATTGCAGCCGAGCGCGAGCGCGGCGCCGCAGCGTTAGAGCGGAGCGGCGAGCTCTTAGCGGCGATCGAGGGCAAGCCGGCGCTGGCCGAGGCCTACCGCCGCTTCTTCGCCCGGCTCAACGATGTCGCGACCGCGGCCGAGGCGCTGGAACGCGAGATCCGGCGATTCGCCGAGCAGATCGGTGGTTCCGACGCGGGGCTATGATGGTGGGTTAAGGCGCTGCGCTAAGCCACGGATTTGTCATAGCATTGCCAATGCGGCTGCGGTAACGTCGCGCCCGGTGAGGGAAACCGATGGCGGCCGCGATTCGCGAGGGCGACGAGGTGCTCGTGCATGGGCGCGTCCATAAAGTCTTTGCAGCGGAAGGACTTGTCGAGGTGACCTTCGCCAAATGGTGGCCGCGCTGGTCGGCCGTGCTGGTCAAGATCGAACAGGTCGAGCCGGTTGCCATATCGAGCGAGCCAGAGCCGGGAACCTCCGGAAAGTCTTAATAAAAACGTCAGGATTGGCGCCGATTCTGCGGCGCATGGAAGCCTCGATTTCCAGCGCGCAACGTCTGGTCGGCTTCACCGCCGACCTCACCTTCCGCTTTCGCCTGCCGCCGGCCCTGCAGCTGACGGTCGGGCCCGGACGCTGGATCAATTGTATTCACCAGGCGCGGGTCGACGTGGGTGAGGATGCCGTCGTCGAGATCCGCGCGTTCAACGGTTCCGAGCTCGAGGCGCGCCGCATCGTCTTCGAGCAGACCAAGCGGTTCCTGATCGCCATCGCCGGTGGCGTGCGCAAGCTGCCGAAGGAGAATTTTTCCGGGAGGCTCACCAAGGCATCGCGGCCGGACCGCTACGAGCACTACGAGATCGTCACCGGCGCCGCACTGTCGATCACCCAGGCGATCATGGCGCCAGCGGTGGTGGCATGACACGGGGATTTTTAAAGGCGGACGGCAACGACTGGCTCGTCGGCGCGAGTGATTTGTCCAACGAAGAATATCCCTATCATGGTCCGGTCGCCCGCGTGAGCTGCGACGACAAATGGCTCGTAATCTGCACGGACGATCACGAGGGGTACGCGATGCTGAATGTCGAGGCACTTCCTTTTCTGCGCCGCGCGCTGGGCTATCTCGACAGGAAGAGGTGGTCTGAGCGCAGTCGGCCCGGGCGGCCGTTGCGATAGCGATGGGAAAATCCATTAACCGCGATTCGCGCCGGCGCCTGACAGTGCGCGGAGATTTCGGCATCATGGCGCCCGGAGAGGAGGCAGCGTTGGGGACGCTGCCATGCCGTGCATTTTCGGCTTGTCGCGCGTCGAGCAGCGCGCGTACATCGCCATCATCGCCGATCTCAAAGCGAAGCCGGGCCTCGACGAGGCCGTCGCGCGCGCCGCCGATTGGCTCATGCAGAAGCTGCAAGGTCACACGTTCGACAGCATGAGGCTGGCGCGCGTGGCGTAATTCTATACCGGCGCGGGGCAGGTTCCTTCCGAAAAGCCTCCTCCCAATTCCGTCCCGCGCCGGCACTTCGCATTCGGGGAGCGTCAATGAGCGTGCCGGACGGCGCCAACCGCGTCAGAAAACAAAAAGACGCGGGGGCGCCCGGCGGTGCGCAGCGAAAAAAAGTTGATATCGAGGAGCTCATCCGCTGGGCCTACCTCGACGAGCTCAGCAAGCGGCAGACATCGGCGGCCGAAGGCATCTGGGATCGGCTTTCGCAATATGGCTCGCTCGGCGGCATCAATCCGGATGAAAGCAACTTTGCCGGCGGCGGTGCGCAACGTTACGCGCAATTCGGCCTGCCTCATCCCGACGCCGAGGAAATCGAGCGAGCCGTCAATGCGCTCGGCAAGATCTCGATCGAGCAGGATTTTGACATCATCGTCGGCGAGCTGCGGGCGCTGGTCAGCGTCAACGATGTGATGCCGCGGCCGAGAGGGCGCGTACGGGGCCGCACGGCCGAAGCCGGCTATTACGACAAGGACGCGACACCGCCGCAGATGCGGCCGCGCGACGTGCTCTTCGTCTCCACCATCAACGTCACTGCGCTCGTCATCACGCATGCAGTCATGGGCACGCGGCCGAAATGGAAAAGTGGAACGCCGCGGCCGTATCAGATTCCCGGCCGGCGCGGACCGATGATCGTCGGCGAATGCCGCGGCAAAAATCTCTATTCCGCCGGCTGCTATTGCCCGCTGCGCTGGGCGCCATCGCCGGCGGAGATCGTGCTCGGCCGCGCCGATTATCACCTCTGGCATCGCGCGCTCGGCAGTCTCACGCAAACGCTTAACCTTACGGAGCACGAGGCACTGCCACCGGCGGCGCCGGCAGCTCCTTGGCTCGCGGAACAGAAAAAACGCGCTGTTTGGTCGTATGCCGTTGCCCGGCAAAGACCTTTGCCGCTCCGGCCGCAGCGTGCGCGCGCGCTCCGGCGGCCAAAAAGAGCAAAGGATTCAAAGCGGCCATGGACGATTTGACTCGGGGGCAAAAGCTTGACAACGTAGCGAGGCCTGAAAAAGGTTCTGAGCCCGCCCGGCGCCGACGCGCCGCGGCGGGTTTCGCGTTTTTTGATGGGGAGCCGGCCCGTGTGACGCGCGTCGCCACAAAAGCGCTCACCGCGTCCGAGCTCGAGCGTGCGCTCGACGAGTTGCGCAACATGATCCATTTTCTGTCGCCGCCGCTCAATCAGCGGCCGGGGCTATTTCTCGAACAAAAAGACGCGCTCGATCAATTCGTCCTCGGCCTGCAAAGGCGCATGGGCTTTCAATCGACGTCGCCGACGTCTTTTAGATCGCCGCAGCGCGACAGCGGAATCGCCGCGATCTGCAGCAAAGGCCGCATCATTCCGATCCAGCGGCGACGGATGCTCGCGGACAAACAAACATGATAGTGCTCTGGGTCACCGCCTGCTTCGCCGTGCTGCAGGGCATTTTCGCGATCGCGGCCGAGGAAATGCGGTCTTTTTGCTTCCGATAACGGCCGCTTCCCGGAAGCAATCAACGGTCTCTGTTGATCGCGGAGTCAACGCTCATGGCCCGCTTGAGCGCGAAGCTTCGCAGCATCGAGGGCAAGACCGAGGCCGGCGCTGCCTATCGGGCGTTGGCCTATTGGTGCCCCGGCTGCGACGACTGCACCGTGATCTACATCGAAGGCGGCGGCGCGACGTGGACATGGGACGGCAATGTGGACGCGCCGACCTTCTCGCCGAGCATCCGCGTCTCGTCCAATGGTAAAACACTCTGCCATCATTTCGTCCGCGGCGGGAACATCGAATTCTGCACTGACAGCCCGCACGCGCTTGCCGGTAAGACAGTGCCGTTGCCCGATTGGCCCTACGCCGAAGGCGAATATGGCGGCGTCTAATCGATGGTTCAATTGAGCGGCGCGTTCAGCTTGCAGCCCTCGGCTACGGCGACACAACGGAGAGACCGAAATGCACGATCGAAACGGAACGCCCTTGAAGGTTGGCGACGTTGTCCTGCTGCCGGGCCGCATTACCCAACTGAGCGAAGGCACGGCAGACTATTGCAATGTGAGCGTCGAGAGCCTCGAAGGGCGCCGCCCTGATGGTGCGAAGGAAACGCTTTGCATCAACACAGGCGTCCTCGTCCTGCACGAGCACGCGGACTAGATCGTCCTACTTCATTTTCTCCGTCAATATATTGACTGAAAAAATGAAGTCAGCCGCGGCTACGGCGACACAACGGATCTGTTGTGAACCCAATTCGAATTTGGGGTTAACCCCAAGCTGAATGGGGGCTGGCCCCATGACCCCTACGGATCTGCCGGTCGTCACCGATCGGCCGGTCCTGGTCGCCGAGACCACGGACGTACTGGCTCGGCGATCAACCAATCCGGCGCTAACCGACGCGCTGCAATCGGCGAGCGATTATGCCGCAGCTTCCAAATCTGAGGCCACGCGACGCGCTTATCGTGCTGATTGGGCGGATTTCGCCCGATGGTGCGACGGCGTTGGCCTATGTCCGCTGCCAGCGGCGCCGACGACTCTCGCTACTTACCTCGCGCAGCTTGCCGACGCCGGGAAAAAAGTCTCGACGATCAGGCGGCGCCTGGCTGCG